AAGTTTTTGCTGCTGAGCTTGTTGTTGCTGTTGTTGACGGGCTAATTGTGCAGCTTGATCCTCTTGAGTAATAGGAGGTGGCATTGCAATTTCGGGGGCGCCAAGCATTGAATCATTGGAGCCGTTACCGTTTGTTCCTTGATTGACGTTGTTGGTATTATTACCAGACATGCTGCCAAAGCCACCAAAGCCACTAAACTGACCAAAACCGCCACCGCCCTGAGGGCCAAACTGCGGCTGCTGCCCTGGCATCATTTGAGGGCCGCCTACACCACCACCGTATCCAGAACCCTGAGCATAGGGATTCTGAGGCTGCTGATTGCCAAAACCAAACCCACCACCGAACCCGCCGCCATAGCCCTGACTACCAGCGGCAGAGGCGTTATTATTACCACCTCCACCATTGATGGAGCCAATATGACCTGCTACTTGCTGAAAGTCCTGCTGTAGCGCGGCAAGCGGGTTGTTGTTCATTTACGCAGACCCTTCAAGGTCTCGGCCAATCGAGCACGCTGACCCAGATTACCAGGCGCTTTAGCAGCCTTAGCAAGCTTTTTGGCGGGGATGGTCTTACCTGCTTTAACACCAAGTTCTTTACGCAAAGCACCTGGGTTCTTAATTGCTTTTTGAATCCATTTCTCAGCCATCACTTGCTCCTAGCGGCGCGGATATTGTCAATCAAGTTTGGGTAAGGACGACCAGCTGCTTTAGCCGCAGCCTTGGCCTTTGTTTTCTTTGCCGTAGACAGCGCCTTTGGTTTGCCTAAACCCTTGGGTCTAGCCTTGTCCCAAATCTCGCCACCCTTGGCATAAACCTCAACACGGTTTGGATCATCCTTGCGAATGATCGTCTTCTTACCGGGCATTTTAGACGGAGCAACAGCCCCCATACCGCGTGAAGCCATCATAGATTACCTTAGCAGAAAGTGCCTTTGGTAAGGCCGCGTTTGGCGATACCATCAGCGCGAGAGGAAGCAGTACCACCCTTAGCCATTTTCTTGGTCTTGCCGCCCTTCTTCATGCCAGGAGCAGGAGCAGGAGCGCCGCCCATAGCACCCATAGGGCCGGGCATAGCAGGAGAAGCAGGGCCACCAGGAACGCCAGCAACAGGAGCACCACCCATACGAGCACGTGCAGCCAAAGCGGCCAAGACTTGGGGATTCATTTGTTTACGCATAGTAGCCATGATAGCTCCTTATTTACGGGTCATTCCGCCACCGCACATAGCCATCACATGTTCGTGATGCAGCTTATGGCCAGCAGCGTGTTCTTTGAAGTGCTCATGGTGTTGCTTATGGCCGTCGCCGCCATAGTGCTTTTCCATGTGGTGCACATGATGCAAGTGCTTAGGAGTTTCTTCCTTCATGGTTTTCATGTCTTCGTGTTTCATGTTAGCTCCTTACTTGCGTTTAGCTGCGCCACCGCGCTTCATGCCGGTAGTAGAACCAGCCATCTTGGGTTCCATAGCGCGTGTGTGACCACGCTCTTGGATGCTATGCTCGCCGTGAGCACGTTTACCGCCTTCGGTAACTTTACCCATTTTGGCAGTAGTCATGCCTTTGCTTTGGTCCTTGGTTTCCATACCAATGGTATCTCCACCCATAGCCATAGCCAAATGGTGATGGGCCATCGCCATGTGATGCTTCGCTGTCAGTTTAGTCATATCGCCACCTCTTGAGAATTTACGGCCCTTATCAGCCGAGTTAAAGTCTTTTCCCACAGACTGTGGGATACCCACCTTTTTGGCAAAAGCAGCGTTATGTGCTACTGCCGCCATCAGATTGTGTTGTGCCTTGCTCTTGCTTGGCATCACTTTGCCCCTTGCTGAAGAAGCTGGTCAATTTTGTTTTCCAACTTGTTAAAGCGAGAGTCAATGTGCTCAGTAATTTTGTTAAGCTCGTCATTGGTCACATACCCCTTTGCGATTTCCTCGCGTGTACGGTTGAGCAGAATCTCAATCCGTTTCAGATCATTAGACTTCTCTTTCAAGAAAAAGGCAACCATCCCCAGAATCAGGGACAGTCCACCCGACCAAATCATGTTCCCGTCCATCTCAGCACTTCCACGCCCGCAGGCTTTTGTTGATCCGGCTGTCAGGGTCCTTAGCAGTCTTCTCGCTAGTCAGCTTTTTCTTCATGCCTTCCATGCGAGCGCAAAATGAGTCTTTGCGCGGCCCGCCTTCTGGTTGCGGGGGCTTCAGATTCATCCCTTGCTTTTTGGCGGAAGCTCGCCCCTTGGCGTTTAAACCACCATTCGGGTTCTTTCCCTCTTTCCGCTGCCATGCCGGTGTCTTGGCCATGATTAAGTACCGTTTGCGATTAAGTAGCCCTCTTGCGAAACCGTTAAGGCCGCAGTACCGGTACTAACTTTTGCTTGCAATTGGATGTCCGTTTTTTCCGCCACGGCACGGGGCATAACCCGTTGCGTATGGTAGTTGTTTGTAAACGGCGCAACAACAGTAACAGTGGATACACCAGCGCTGCTTGTTTGGTAGTTCTGGTATGTGGCAAAACCGGCGGGGTTGGCGTTCAAGCTGGTATTGATATCAATACGGCTTAAGTAGAACGTATAACCTGCGGGGACGGTGTAGATGCCCATCAAAGTGCGGCCATTACCCGCCAAAATTTCTGCGTACAACGTTGTGTCTGATGTATCTTTCAGCGTGATATTACCAGTGGGTGCGCCGCTGGCCACTACCATACTGTTGATTCGGAAGTACGATTTCACTGTAGTCACAGCAGTCGTACCGTTCAACTTTACAGTTTCAGAAAGTTGGTTGTAGTTGGCGTCCAACCCATTGATGGTAACAAGCGTGCCTGTTTTATCATCGCCAGTGTTAACAGAGCTAACAATGTGCATTTGAATTGCAGACGACGGGAATGTGTAGGAGCTATTACCTTCCCACACTGGCACAAACGATGTGCCTACCGCTGTTTGGTAGCCATAAATGTTCAAGACACTGTGGCCGTAAATTTGACCGCGTGCAACCTGCAACTCAAACGGTTCAGTTTTTGCCTGACGAGTGATCGACTGGATTGAATTGTTGGTACTTGGAATACCGTTGGGGCTTTGAGCCATATTGATCTCCTTAGTTACAAAGAGGGGGCCGAAGCCCCCGGATCAATTAGTCAAGGTTACCGTATGGGTATTGAGTCAGAGTACCAATGTTGTTATCGCTTTGAGCGTAACGAACAATGAAATTCAGTTTACCGCCGGTAGGCACAGCCACGTTAGCAGAACCAGTGATGCTCAAGGTGAACACAACTTGCGACAAGAACGAGGGGTTAGCGCCCAACACAGGGTTCTGAATATCAGAAGTTGTTGACAACAAATTCAACAAGTTAGTGCCAGTGTAGGTGGTGGTCAAACGGCCAGCAGTACCCACGCCAGTGCTAGAAGAGATCACAGCAGTAGCATAAGTAGGAGTGCCACCAGCTGCGGTCAAGGCGTTTGAAACAAACACAGAAGTGTTGCTCAAAGTAGCGCCAGACTCACCGGTAATTGCCAATGGATAGTCAACAATGATGTCTAAGATTTGGCTGTTAGCAGGCAAATACATCACAGCGCCACGGTAGATTTGGCCAGCGCCAGAACCAGTCACGTCAGCGGTGGGAGTGGCAACTGTAGGACCATTGGGGCTATAGGTGCTGGAAGGAGTGTAAACAGTACCGTTCAAGTTGGGGATGTTGTTGCCCCAAACGAATTGACCAGAACCACCAGAGTAACCGGCAGTGCCCAAAGTGGTATTGGAGAGGTCGATATAGCAGTCTTGTTCCAAAACAGCGTAACCAACGTCGCGCAAAGCGCCAAAACGGTTGTCGCCCGACAGGATTGGGCCTTCAAATGTACTACGTGCCATGACAAATGTCCTTATGCAAAAGTTACCTTGTTAATCGTTGCATCGTCTGCTGGGCCAGTGGCAACAAGGTTGAATTCCCAGATGTGTCGATAGTAACCTATCTAGAGCAGTAGTCAAGTATTTTTAGTGGAAATATTACCACCCATAGAAAAAGGGGCCGAAGCCCCTTTCCCTGTAAGCAGCGAGTGCTTAGTATGAGCTGAAGATGCCCAGTGGGTCAGACCAGCCGAACGAATAACGTTCGCGTGATTTGTAACGCACGTTGCCAGTGTCGAAGTCGCCGTCCATGCTGTTTTGCAAGGGGATACGTTCGAAGTGCTTCAGGCCGTTAGGCACATCAGTGGTCAAGAACCAGGTGTTGGTCGAAGTCAAGAAGTGGTTAACAGCGTAACCTTCAGGAATCGAACCATTGTTCTTGATGGCGTTGATGTCGTTGTTGTTAGTACCAACGCGCAACTCGGTTTCGAGCAGACGGGTAGCAACGAACATCAGTGCTGGGGGAACCACCAACTTGCGGGGTTTAGCAGCGATCAACAGACCACGTTCATCAGTCCAAGCAGCGATTTGAATAACGGCAGCTTCCAAAGAAGTTTCGTTCAAATCAGAAGGAGTGGTGAAAGTGTTGCTGTTAGTACCGCCGTTCACCAAGGGGTGAGCGGTAGAGAACAAGGACACGCCATCGCCGCCAACGTAGGCGTTGTTGTAACCGTTGTTCAAAACTGCAGCAGCCTTAACTTGCTTGGTGTAAGCCATAGCACGAGCCAAGCCTTTGGTGTAACGAGCAGACAAGCTGTCGTACAAGTTATCTTCGATCGCTTCTTCAGTGATCGAGAAACCCAAGGCGATGGTTTCGTGGTTATAGCGAGCAGTCCAAGCTTCTTGAGCATTGTCATAAGAAATTGCGCTGCCTTCATTCTTCACCGGAGCGGCGTTGAAGCCAGACAGTTTGGTTTCTTCTTCAAACGAACGTTCAGAAGTTTCGGTTTCATAAATTTCTTTATGTTCTTCACCGTAACGGGCGTACTCCAAACCGAACAAAGCGTTCAAGCCGGGGAGCAGTTCTTTAAGTAGTTGTGCGCGTGAAATAGCCATTTTAAATTACTCCTTAAGCACCGGTAGCGTTCAAGTAGTTGTGGTAACCGAAGTTCCACTGTACTTGCACTTCTGGGTAGCCAACAAAAGACAAAGATGTACCAGCAGGAACTGACACGGTGGTAGACAGGGTCAAAGTTGTACCGTTGACGTTGGTCACGGTCAAGAATTGGCCTGCATACGCGCCAGAAACGCTAGGAGCGATCAGTTGCATACCGGGTTGAATGGCGCTGTTGGCAGCAGTGATGGTCAAAGTAGCGCTGCTAGAAGTAGCATTGCCGCTGATAGCGGTAACAACAACAGCAGTGTCAGGAACCACGGACACAACACGGAAAGGAGCGCTCGAAGTAACACGGGTGTTACCTTGAGTACCAGAGGTGATAACGCCACCGGTCAAGCCCATAGCAGAATCACCAGTGTTGGTGTTGCCAGAAGCGGAACCGCCGTTAGAACCTTGGGTAACCAAGTACATGTTGGAGCCGATGAACGAGGGGTTCACGTAGCCAACAGTAGCACCGGGAGTGTTAGACACAGAAGAAGTGCCTTGGGTCAAAACAGCTGCTTGGAACACTGCGAACGGATCGTCCACAACGTAACCTTGTTGGCTGTTAGGGCCATAAGCGCCGCCGTTAGTAGCAGTGTTAGCTGCATAGAATTGTGCACGAACGGTTTGGCTCATGCTGTTGACGTATTGAGCGCCAACAAACACGCCGATAGCACCAGCGCCAGAAGAAACCGACGAAGCTGCACCAAGTGCGGTAACGGCCAAAGTACCACCGCTAATGCCGACGACGTCGCCATTGAAGAGGTTATAGCCATAGTTGTAGGAGATAGGGATCAAACGGGTAGAACCCGCAAATACCCGACCCCCAGACAGGCTTACGGGCTTCAAGCCGTAAGCTGCGGGAACGATAGGATAAGCCATTTGTAAACTCCTAAAAATTAAGAACCTTTACCGAACGATATCGTTGACTTGCGTTCTGCAAACAACGGCATGCGCGGGTCACTATTTTTCATGAAGTTATTGTCCACAGATTCCATTTGAGCTCGGTTTTGTTGAGCGTAGTAGTCATCACGCTGCTTGATGAACTCTTCAGGAATACGGCACAACAACAAGCCACCAACTTCAATGTTGCCTTTAAAGCGACCTTCGGTTGAGGCGTGCATCATCAGTTCAGGATAATCTTCTGCTTTGCAGGGTTCATACCCTTCACGAAACTTGGATGAAATATTGCTTGGGTCTGAACCTCCCAAAACACTGGTGCGAATATACCGATGTTTCCAGCCCGGACGTTCGTCAGGCATTGGCAACACTTCTGGCGGACGCCAATGGGTAATACGCGATTCAGTTGTACGAGAGTCCGCTGTACGACTAGCGCGGTTTTGAGTTTCAGCCATATTAAATATTCCTTCCGTTTAATTCCGCAACCTTCTTAGCATAGGTTTCCAAAGGAACCCCAAGCTTTTTGGCGATTTCCACCTGCGTCTTAGTAAGTACGATTTTCTTGGTAGCAGTACTTCTAGTGGCAGGTGCAACTACATTAACCCTCGACCGCTGAGTGGGCGCATCAGCCGACGAGTCCTGACCAAACTGGTCAGGGAATCTTTCCCTCATCTCCGTGTCAATGCGACGGTAGTAGTCATCACTGGTGGGAGATATACGTTCATTATTAACCAAATCTTCGTGCAGTGCCATAGCATATGCAGTCATTTTGCGATTTTGTCCAAACCAAGGGTTTTGTTCCTGCCAATTTTCAGCCCGAGGGTCTACTTTTTGGGCAGGTTGTGGAGGTTGGAACTGATAATTAGTCTGCTGAATAGGGGGCGGCGTGTAACTATGTACCTTGTCCGCTTTGATTTTGACTGCCGTCATTGCTTCTTGCGCGGCAATTAATGCTTCAGAATCCCCTGCTTCGTAGGCAGCTTTGTAATTGCGCTTTGCTTCTTCCAATTCACTTTGGACAACGCGTTTAGCTTGGTCCAGTAAAGCAACTTGGCCTTCAGACAAAGAACCTTTTAGGCGCTTGTTCTCTTCAGCAATAGCTTGCGCTATCCGAATAGCTTCTTCTTGGGCGCGTTGGGCGGCTTCCTTAGCGCGGCGTTCTTCATGGTAGCCCTTAGTAAAGTGCTGAATACGCTTACGCACGCTGTCATCGTACTTATTAAGTTCGTCATCAGTCAGCTCCTTAGGGGGCTCATCCATTGGCTTACGCCCTTGATCTTTAGGCGGGGTGTCATCCACCGTCTCAATTTCAAACTCGGGCTCTGCCTCAACAGCTTTGGCTTTGGTATCTTCGACTTCGTCGGGGAATTTGAATGGCTCCATATATCCTCCTTAAGAAGCACGGGTGATACCGCGTGGGTCTTCAACCACCGCTTCAACCGAGTCATCATTGATGATACGGAATTCACGGCCATGAATTTTCAGGCGTGTACCAGAGTTGGGACGAACAATTACGAAATCGCCTACCTTACAAGACGGCCCATTGGGGAAACGGGTTGCATCTTTATAAGCATCAGGACCCATCTTTACCACGAACAGCACTGGGGTCAGTACTTCTTCATAGTGCATGGATTGGGACGATTTAACAATCCCAATTTCACTGTCTGCAAACTCTTCCATTGCTTCGGGAACGACGCACAGCAGGTGGAATCGCGCAGGTTCAGGTAGTTGCTTTGCCTTTTGCTCAGCGTCTTTATTCAAGATACTGGATAGGTCAATAGCACTTAAGTCAAACTCAGTCATCTTCAGCTTCCTTCAATCTTCGCACGAGGTCGGCTATCTCACGTTGAGCAAGGGCAAGACCCCGGATTACCCCGCTCATATTTTGGTACTCACCAAAATCCTTTGCAGTCCCGTCGCCAAGGGGACCAATGTAAGTTTGTTTCAACTCTTCCAGCTTTTTGGCCAAGTGTTCAAGAATTTGGTCGTTCATTCTTCACCTCCAGCTGGGTTTTGCGTGTTTTGGATTTGCGCGTCCTTCATATCCAAGTTCTTTTGATGCAGTTGTTGCTGGTTAACTAAATTAACCACATGCTTCTGATGCCCTTGTTGGGTCTGAACTTGGTGGTTGTGCACGTTGTGCAGCGCATTAATTACTTGGTTAGAAGATTTCTGGTGCACGTCTTGCTGGTGCTTCTCTTCCTTGTGGCGCAAGTCTTGGAGTTGGCCCAGTGCTGCCATCGTTGGGTTAGGGGCAGCGGCTGTAGTTGCTTGTGCTTGTGCATGGGCTTGGTGCGCTTGAGCTTGGGCCTGTTGAGCCTGAGCTTGCGCACTCGCCATCGCAGCTTGTGACTGCGCTCCAGCCTGTTGAGCCTTAATTTGCAGCTCTTGTTGTTTGATCTGCAGGTCGCCTTGGACTTTTTGTGCTTTAGTCTGGGCTTCTTGTTGCTTGATCTGCAATTCTTGCTGCTGCATTTGGACCAAGGGGTCTTGTTGCTGCTGCTGAGCTTGCTGTTGTGCGGCTTGACCCTTGCTTTGTTGGAGCAACTGCTGTGCGGCCTGAGCCACCAGACGGGACATCTTGACTTCAACTTCAGGAGAGAGCTCAGCATCAGGCTGCGGAAGCGTTGCGCCCAGCTGTTTCTCAATTTCTGTACGGTATTTGAACGCCAAATGCTCTGTAATATGCGCCATTATTGCGGCTTGGATAGCCTGTGCATTGGGATTTTGACCGATTTGCTGGGCTAAAAGCGGGTCTTGCATCATTGACTGGTGAACTGCAATATGCGCGTCTTGGTCCTGATACATGAACGCTTTTACTGGTTTTCCGGTCATTAAAGCCATGTTTTCGCTGATTGGGTCCTTCGGTTTCATGTCGTCAGGCAGCGGAACCAGCTTTTCACCGTTCTTAACACCCAAAACATGGATCATTTGACGGTGTAATTGGGGCAAATCGTAGATTTGTGGGGCTTGTTGGGCCAGCTGCATGACCGCTTGGTACTGCATAATCCGCTGAGCCATGGTCGAGCTGTTGGGATCGCTGACCGGAATGACCGCAACCATGTCGTAATCCGACTGTTTGGCTTTGGCGTCGCCACCTTCTGGGTCGTATGGGTAGCTTTTTGGCGTATCTTCGCGGATGATTTCCTTCAAAAGCTTGAATTCTTGCTTCATCGCGTAGTGAATACGGGCCTGAACCGCGCTCATGGTCTTGAGTTGGCGTTCCAACAAAGCCATTGTGGTCCCCACGGGGGAGCCAGCACTCATATCAGCTACGTTCAAGTCAGCGGTAGCCCCCAAACGACGGGCTTCGTCCGTAATTTTGTCCAACAACATAGACAAAACTTGGCTTGGCTCCTTGTATGGGAGTGGCATAATGTTGTCACGGATCGAACCAGAAGGCACATCCACGTCCCGGAATTCGCCGGGGGCAATCGGCGTATCGTCACCCTTAACACGCAAGCCGCGTGCTTTCAAACCACCGGGTAAATTGGACAACGTACCAGCGTCAATAAGCTGGCGAATAAGACTTGTACCCGCACGGGCATAACCACCGATCAAGTGGATGTAACCAAACCCATATGCACCGAAGCCGGGGATATAGTCGTACTGTACAAAGTGTTCGCGCTTAAGGCACTTGTTGTCGTCAGCGTCCCAGTTGCGGCGGATAGCCAAAACTTTTTGTGAACCCTTGTCGATCGTAATCACATAAGGCAGTGCAACGTCATCTTCCTCGTCATAGCCGGGCAGGTTGTATTCAATGTGCACTTCATAAATTTGATAGCGGTCGTCGTCACTAAGGGAATACCCTTGCTCGTCCGCTTTGCGCTTCTCAACATCAGTGTGCGTCAAGATAGGCTCGCCCAGCTCGATATCACGGTACATACCAGCAGCTTGAAGTTTCTTGACCTCGTTCTTGGTCTTACGCATCACATGCGTAACGCGCTCAGCCGTGCGCACACTTGACGAGCCATAAGGAATAATCAACTCTTCAGCTGGGATGAACAGCGCAACGGGGCGCTCCAGTGACGGGTCAAAGTACACCTTCTTAAAGGCCGAGCCTGCCAAACCCAAATTAAATAACAAGCGCTCGTGCTCTGGTCGGTACTCAACCATCGTCTCCGTCAGCATGAAGTTCATGTCTGCTGCTACACGTTCTGCAGCGTCAGTCTTGTCTGGGGTTTCTTCCCCGATGATTTCGGTCTTGACCGGGCCAGTTGACGGGAACGTCTCAATAATTGTTTCGCTTTGAAACTTGACAGCAGATTCCGTAAGCAGTGTGCTAAAGACTCCGGATGCCCCGTTCCAAGGTTCGGTACGTTCCTCATATCTGACTCCCAGTACGTCAAGCCCTTTGACCAGCATCTCCACCCAGTCTTTGCGGCTATTGATGTCGCTGTCAACCTGCTCAATAATGTCTTGCGCTATCGTAGCAAGCTCGCCCTCACTCATTTCTTCTGCAAGGTTTTCGCTGAAGTCAGGGTCTTCCTCGTTACCCGATGGCTCAAGGTCAATGGTTACGTCACCAGTATGCAGATGGACTGCATCAGGGTTTTCAATCTCAATTTCGAGCGCGGGGTCTTCACCACCTGCCATGCTAGCTAATCCTTGAGGGGCGGCGTACAAACTCTTTTCCATATTAATCCTTAATAGTAGGCGGGCCTGCGGGCAGGTCGGTAGACCTCATTATCCTCGTGGTCGGTGCGTAAGCGCAACAGGCCACCTTTACGAATCCTCATTAACGCCAGCGTCATCGCGTCAACCTCGTCATCATGCTCGCCAGCAGGAAACGCCAAAATTTCCTCAACTGTAGCCGACGCCCACGCCGTTTCTGGGAACCAAACGTGCCCAGAACTAAACATATCTGTTACTGCATTAAGCCGTGCAATCTTATCCTGACCTTTACCGGGGCTGAAGTCCTGCACAAAAATACCGGACCGGCGCATCTCATCTATTAGGGGTTGACCTGACGCCTTGGCTTCCACAATAACACTGTCCGGCTCCCACATCTCATACTGCTCGTGGGCCATCTGCTTCAACTCAGGGTACTCATATTTACCCTTAACTTTATTTAGCAGGATCACGTTCATCGTGTTGTCTTTGTGATGCGTGAATGTCCCCCATGTGTGGCACACGGAAAAGTCTGAGCGCTCCTTAGTAGTTAGCGCCGTATCAAACGCTTGCACAATAAACTCAATCTGCGGCGGCTGGTCGTCCGTCCACCACTTAATCCAGTCCCGTTTAATGATCGCAGCTTCGCTGGCCGTCGGATTCTGCTGGTACTGTGCGTACCACTGCCACATGATGTGGTGCATTGACGCTCGGGTTTGCTGTAGGGCTTCTAGTGTCCATTGCTCCGGCCATATGGACTTTTCTTCTGGCGTGCCTTCATAAAGAATAGCAGGGAACTCAAACGTCTCATACTTGTCCCCGCCCTCGTTCATGGCAGAGTCTTTAATCAAACGCCCAATCAAATCCCGCTGATGCCAGCGTGTATGCAATACACAGATTTTCCCGTCAGGCATTAACCGCGTCCGAAGACCAGCACTGAACCATTCGTAGGTTGAATCTAATGAAGTTGTGTTACCCGCTTTAATGTCCTGCTCGGACAACGGATCGTCCGCAATAATCAGGTGTGCACCCCGACCAGCAAGAGCGCCGCCAACACCAATCGCGAAGTACTCACCACCCTTTGTGGTGTTCCATTGAGCCGCTGCCTTAGCATCTGCAGCAATACTGGTCTCTGGAAAAATGGCGCGATACTCAGGTGTGTTAATTAAGTTGCGGACTTTACGGGCCATGACAACTGCAAGGTCTGCAGTGTGTGACGCCACAATAACCTTGTGGTCGGGGTGCTTACCTAAATACCAAGCTGGGTAGTATATAGAAATCATTTGTGACTTCCCCATACGGGGAG